CCAGACGGGTGTAGAAAAAAGGGGGTGGGGGTAAGTCATTGATTTACATAGAGTTGTGCTTAGGAGTTGTCATATTGTTGTATCGTTTGAGCATATTAGTAAGTAACGGTACTGGCTAGCTACAGAATAAAATAAAGAGGGGGTGCCCGGAGGGTACCCTCCTTACCCGGGCCACCTGAGCGAAGCGAGGGGGGCTATAAAGAGTTACCTCGACTTGTCGAGGCTTTCATCCGAGCGAAGCGAGAATTTTTTTGTAGACACAAAAAAGGAGGCTTGCGCCTCCTCGTTTGTCCTTGGTTATTAGTTATTCATTTTCAAGCGTTGAGAAATCGAAGTCTACAAGCTTGAGCACGTCACCAATTAGGGGCGCGATCTCTGACGTTAACCTAGTGAAGTGCTCTTCGGTGAGATCATCTTTGAGCTTGGCTTCCTGCTTAACTGTTGGGATTGCATACGCTTTGTAGATCGGTGCGAAGTCTCGCGCTATACGCTCAAAAGGCGTGTAGTTAGTACCGCGCTTTTGTTCTTCCGCTTCACTAGACACCGGCTCGACACCTAGCAATTTCTTGCCCTGCTCTTTTATCTGCTTAACCAATTGCGATGGGTTGCTATGGTTGCGCGCCTTGGCGGTTTGGACGATAACCTTCCTAACACTCTCGAACGCTCGCGCAATGTCCGTGCGATCTGTAGATAGGCAATCTGTCCAATCACCATCAACCGTCATACAAACGTGTGTTGCTACCATGCGCGCTCCACCCGTGACCGCTCCCTGCACTGAGCACGTAGCAGTTACCAAGCTCGTTAGATCCTTGCCTTCGATCTGGTCTTCGATCTCTTCACGGCTAGCAGTGCTGAACGCTGACAACTGTTCAAGGTTAAACGCTAATGGTGCAACCACTTCTTCAACATTAACTTCATTCAAATGCTTCATCCATCCTTGCATGGTGTTTTCCGCTTGCTTTTTCATACTTTGTTACTCCGTTGATTTGCGCACTGGTCGGGCGCGGGTTTTTTGAACCAGTGCAGATAGTCTACTATAAGCCGTTACATATACTAGAATATGTGTAGACTTTTAATAAATTATTTCTACATCGCATAACAATGTTATGCCTTGTAGATCCTTAATCATCAGCCCGCTGATGATAGTGTTCCAAGCGGCGTTGGGACTTATCGCAGGTAACTGCTTGTTCCACATGGCTTTTTAGGTTGATGATAGTGTCCAAGCGGCGCTGGCACTAAAATTTAAGCATACCTAATGTTACACATTTAGCGTTAATGTTACACGTTGTAAATCACGTAAGCTATTGATTTGCATACATAAGCAGCATATTGTGCTTTGTTACACCTAAATATTTAACACAGTAATATTCAAGTGTGTGTACGAGCCTCTGGCCCTATGTAGACACTTTACAAATCACCGTATAAAAATAAAAAATAAGTAACAATGTAACAATATAATATAAATAGCTCTACAGCCCCCGTAATTCAAGTACCTCTCAATAGCACCTTTTGTTATGCCATCACGTAACAATGTATAACAATACCCCTGTATTTTGTAACACTCGGAAACTTTTCCAGCTCAACTTGATTAGAGTCCTAAATTGTAGTACAATGGTAAAGTGGTTAGTTAATATTTTTACAGGGGAATGTCTACAGCGCATAACATTGTTATACCTTGTAGACACTAAAGTATTTCCAGACCACATAACAATGTTATACCTACTGGAGAAAATGTATGGCTATATGTATTGAGTGTGACAAGCACTACTCTGACGCACGGTATCTACTAGGCAGACTCACTTGCCTTAACTGTGGTCAAATCTCAGCACTACAGAGGAAGCACACTGTAGTACCTATGCACAAATCAAACTACCAAGTCCCTGCCAACCTTGACGAGATCAAGGGTATCAACAACAAGGGAGGGTTCTTCCGATGAAAGACTTCAAAGACCGATACAACACACACGATCCACATGACATGTACCGATGGGTGCAAACATCACGGTGGGTGAAACCTTTACTGGCTATCGGAGTAGCTGTTGCCGGTATCGCTGTGGTTACCTTTGTGTGGTTGCTAACTGTAATTGTATTTCTATAGGAGAACGATGATGAGTAACGACGATGAACCAGTGCAGGGGGAGTTGAACCTTGTACCTAAGCCTACACCTAAGAAGCTAGTGGTATTGCGTAAGACTAACGATACCCCTATTAAGAACGGTGATGTTGTGTACGACCGCGCAGGGAAGCGGTACTACGTGCTCAGTATCACATGGGCAGGGATGAGGTGTGTATCCATGTGCCCTAACAAGTACCACTCAAGCGGTACGCACCATGACTTTGGTTGCTACTTGGAGGGTACGAGTAGAAAGGAAGCAAGCCACACCGCAGGAGGCAACAGCAAGAAAAAACTACGCGACTACTGGGAAGCAGGTAGATAGTTTCCCGACCGCATAACAATGTTATATCAACTGGAGAAAATGTATGACACAAGATATTAATAAGCCAATCTATACAAAGCTAGCAGGTGCTGCAAAACTAATCGCTAGCACACCTACTGTACGCTACATACTACGCGGAGAGCCGGGACTCGGTAAGACTGCTCTAGTATATGCACTGCAAGACCTACTAGGTTATCCCGTAGCACGTATCGACTGTGCGAACCTATCCCTAGGTGACCTTGCTATACCTGTGCCGAACCATGACAACAGCACAATCAACTGGTATCACAACGCACGATTCAAACTGCAAGACGGCAAGCCAGTCATCGTTGTACTTGATGAGTTCCCCAAGGCAGGTGAGGAAGAGATGAATATGCTTCACCCATTACTTGAGGTGAACGACCCAAGGTTAGGCGATGTGCCTGTACCTGAAGGCAGTGTGATATTCCTTACGGGTAACATGGACTCCGATGGCGTGGGTGATGAGTTGGGGGAGCATACCAGACAGCGACTGGTGGAGTTGATTATCCAGAAACCTAACGCTGAAGAGTGGTTGAAGTGGGCAGCGGGTAACAATATACACCCGCTAGTCATGGCATGGGTAGATAGGTTCCCCTACGCACTAGACTCTTACCTCGATGGCAATGTGAACGAGTTCAACTTTGACCCTACTAAGCCACAGCGTAACGTGGTGTCCGGTAGAGTGTTAGAGATTGCCAGTCGGATACTCCACCAACGTGAAGAAATCAACGACGACGATGCACTACTGGCCGCGTTATGCGGTGCAGGTGGTAAACCGTTCGGTGAGAGCGTCATGTCGTTCCTTGCGTTCAACGATGCAATGCCCCCATTCCAATCTATTGTCGATGACCCTACAGGTACGCGAATACCAGCAGAGGCAGGAGCCAGAGCGGTGATGGTCTATGGGTTGGTCAGCCGTCTAACCAGAGATAACTTCGATGCGGTGATGACTTACGTAAAAAGATTCGACGAGAGTGACCCCGAGTGGTTGATGGTCTTTGGTCTGAGTGTCTCACACAATCCCCAAGTTAAGGACTTGGGATACAACAACGGTTCGTATACCGACTGGTTGAGAGAGCATGAGGACTTGCTATGAGAAACCAAATGACTCCAGAGCGTAGGCTTTTGAAGCTTCGTACCGGCTTGATGAACAGTAAACAGTTCGTACAGCTTACAGGTCTTATGATGTATGGAAAGCATGAGATATGTGGCAAAACCCCAACGTGTAGCACCGATGGGGTGGACGAGTTCTATGGGCGTGAGTGGGTACAAAACAGTGACGACAAAGAGGTTGGGTTTGGGATTATACACGAGAACCTACACAAAGCAGGACGGCACTTGTGTATATATCACAGACTATATGCAAAGGACTTCAAGCTAGCAAACTACGCGTGTGACTTTTGGAACAACGCTAAGATTGTGGAGGCTGACCCTGAGTGTGAGTACACACGACTGCCCACCAAAGATGGCAAAGTGTATGTGTGCTTTGATAAGAAGTACATAGGTTGGAGTATCAAGCGCATATTCTATGACCTATGGGAGCAGAAGCAAGAACACCAGAAGAACCAACCCAAAGGTGGTAGTGATGGTGGAGGTACACCCAAGGGTGGTGAAGAGTTTGTACCCCAAGGTGCAGGGGACTTCGACGATCACGACTGGGAGAGTGCGGGGGCGAAAAGTGTTGAAGAAACAAAGGAGGAATCCAACGCGATAGCTCACGCAATACAAACAGGTAACTACGCAGCACGTCAGAAGCACGGCTCAGGAGGCGGTGGGGATGTGCTAGGGCTGAATGCACTGGTTGCACCTACTGTGCAATGGGAACAAGAGCTACGAGCGTTCTGGTCTAGTACTGTAAAGAAGAAACAAAGCAGTACATGGAACAGACCTAACCGTAGGTTCTTACACCAGAACATTATCCTACCGTCACGCAAGGGTAGAGGTATCAACGAGGTGGTGTATGCCCGAGATACATCGGGATCAATGGCATCACGTAACCGGCTAGCACGAGTGACTTCGGAGGTAGTCCAGCTAGCAAAGCTTGTATACATCGAACGCATACACTTCATTGATTGGGACGGTGAGGTTGAACGGCACGAGATATACAAGAGTACGGAGATTGATAAGGCAGACATGACACTTAAACCTACAGGTGGTGGGGGTACTGACCCTACTTGTGTTTCTGACTACCTTACTAAGCACAACATCAAACCAGACTGTGTGATTATCGCAACGGATGGTGAGGTGGGTAGTTGGGGGACGTGGAGTTCACCGTTACTGTGGATGATTGTAAACAATAACCCTATCAAAGCACTGGTAGGCAAAACAATTAACGTGGAGGACGTAGCATGACAAAAGTTGTAATCAAAGCAGGTAGTGTATACCCCCGAGAATACGTGGTGGAACTAGAAGACGCGATGGCAATAATGAACATACTAAAAAATGCAGAGCGTTTTGAACATCACCAACCCTATAGTTCAAGCCCCGACCAACGGCAATCAATGCACGTTTGGCCCACTGATATAGAAGACGCAAAGTACCGCCTAGACATACTGCCAGAGGCTACGTATCAACTGGCTAAGATGGAGGGTAAACGACACGACTCTTAGTTTCCAGACTACATAACAATGTTATATCAACCGGAGAAAATGTATGAGATCAGCAAGCACTGAACAGTTACCAACGCTACGCACCTACGACGATGCAGTTAGGCATTACAGGAGTGTTGCACCTATTAGAGGGAGTGATAACTTACGACCCCTATCAACCAACAGGAGAAGAAAGACTCAGTACATAGAGAGAAGAACGCAGTACTTTAAAGGTAGACAAAGAGACGCAATCGCCTGTGTGCTGTATGACACAGCCGTACTTACATTCTACGACATGGGTGTGTATTCGGAAGTGGTGTTCTGTGATGGAGGGCATCAGACCATGACTACGTGTGCGTTTGCTAACAAAATACTGGGTATGCACTCACAAGACAACAGCATTCACTTTAGTAGACAGACGTTAAACCACAAAGCTAAACAAGTAATAGTCGTGGAGTCAGCGAAGACGCGTTACAACGTGGCACAACGTATCGCTATCCCCTCAAACACTCGAACGGAAATGCAGTTCGATAAACATAGAGAGTACTGGCGAATCAAACCCCCCGTACAGCAATGGAAAACGGAGGTACAACACAAGATGCTTAAGCAGAAGCGGGATTCAGTTGCATCGTTCGTTACAATGGCTAGAGCTATTGCAAAGCTTACACAACTGGAAGACATAGCCAAGTTAGCACTGGACGTGTATGACCAAGAGCAGGGTACCTACTGTGAGGACTATCGTTACTCAGAGGGGTTAGCACACTTAGTTGAACCTATGGCTAAGATGGCTTACCACGGAACGTCTACTGATTTGTACAATCTAATGACAGGTAGTAACACAGAGCAGGTGCTGGCTACACACTGCCTACTACTCGCAGTAACTTATAGGGGTCACCCCGCATGGAAGTACCGTACACACTATGAAGATGACGTTAGGGGTGCGCTTGATCAGTTAATTGATAACGCTGTTAAGTGTGCTTGGAGGCGTGAAATATTCAAGCAAGTAAAAACTGACAAATTTATCAAGCATGACAGGCAGAGGGAGTTTACAGGCCACGAGCCACACAAACCGATGCACTTACAAAGGGAGTTTGACTTTCCTAGGGCGTGTAGCAAATTTACTTTAGGTAACACTTACAAAAGACAATCATTTAACTACTAAAGGAGAACGACATGAGTATTCACGAGAAAGCACTATTGGTTGAACTTAATATTTCTACATGGACAGCTAACAAACTGGACAGAACTAAGACAGATCAAATACTACACGAGAGTAATGCAGGTACTCGGGCAGGTACATTTGTCAAGAACTTGATGACTGGTACATCACTGGTCAAAGATACATCTGATTACGCGGCTTTATGTAGGACATGGAACACTAAACAAACTTTACCTTGGCAGGACAGAGGCCCGAGGTTTGCACCTACTAGCATGTTCATAGACTACAAGAGAGACGTGGACAATAGAGAGCAAACGTTTTGGAGTATGGTAGACGGTGTGGTGGATGGCTACGAAGAAGCAAAGGAAGTTGCGCGTGTCGCATTGGGATCTCTTTGGAACCCTAACGACTACCCAGACGCTTCACAAATACGGGCTAAATACGCTTGGTCTTTTAATGTTACACCTGTTCCAAAATCAGGACACTTCATGGTGGATGTACCGGCAAAAGAGTTGGCAGAGATGCAAGCGTCATGTGATGCCGGTGTTGATGCTAAATTGAAAGAAGCAATGCAATCCGCATGGGATAGGCTACACAGCATGTGCTTGGATATGAGTAACAAACTTACTGAAGGTGAAGAGGGTAAGAAGAAACGTTGGCACAACTCGTTCGTTGATAATCCAATAGAACTGTGTGATCTATTATCCCACATGAACATAACCAACGATCCCAAGTTAGAACAGTTACGCCGCCAGCTTGAGGTTACTATGTCAGGTGCAAACATTGAGGTGCTTAAAGACTCACTTGAGACAAGACAAGCATTGAAACGTGATGTGGACTCCATACTAAAACAGTGCGAATGGTAGGGGGTGACAATGGAAGACTATGAAGACGATAACTTACTCGATAAGAGTGAAGTACACCTACCTATATTCAACCCATTCGGAGGTATGGGGGATATATTGGACAAGCTACAGCGGAGTAAGCCGGTGGACTTTGACCCAGAGCGTGACGCGGATACGGAATGGGGAATCATCCACTCTGTGTTTGGTAATCTCTTTGATAGGAATCGTCGTGCGGGGGTCTACAGTTCTAATGATCCCCACCCCGATGATGGTTGGCATGTGCTTTACACACAACTGGCTACTAGGTACAGCCCAAGTGAGGGAGGTTGGACAGACCACATTGATTGCTGTGGGGTGTACGACTGTTACAGCTTCGATATACGTTACTACCGGCACACCCCGCTAGCGTTACGGGTGGCTATTGCCAAGCTTAAACTTTCGGGGAACGAAGTGTTTGTGCGTGATGTTGGAGTTAGGATAAACAAAAATAATTTTTATGTAACTAAAAAAGCAGGAGGTGGTATGGAATGGCAAACAGAAAACTCTTAGTAAAAATAAACGTGCGTATACCAGAGGAGGTGCTAGCACACTTTAAACAGTTCCCTAACTATACTAAAGCAGTACGTAGTGCGTTAGTGGAACACGTCGAACGTATTGAAAATCAAACTAAACCGGAGAAACAGTATGAGTAAACAAGAAGCTATTGACTTATTAGAAGCGACACGCCAACGGATAGCCGAACAAGGGCGCATAGTAGATGACAGACTACTTAGCAAGGAACGTATGCTAGAGCAGGTGATAATTGATTGGGAGAACGACGATGCCTAAATACAAAGTAACGCGTATATACAGTTACCCCGCGTCGACAGTAGTCACTGCACCTAACTTAGAATCAGCAGAGCGCATGGCTGAGGACATAGATGGATCAGAGTTTGGTCTACCGTACGGTGCCCTATGCGATACATGGGTTCATTCAATAACACAACAGGAGAACGATGATGACAATTCAACAACTAATTAAGCAATTACAGTTCGCTATCAAACTAGGCTATAAACCTGATACTCGTATCTGTGTAGACACAGGCGTGGGTGTCGTAGATGAAGAAACATATTGGGGTATCAGTTTAGATACAGACAGTAGCTATGGTCATAAAGACCAGTGGAAAATTTCTCTGAACGTTTATGAGGAGAACCAGTGATGAACGATGATTGGGATTACAATACATGGAGAACGGCAGATTTGAAAAGTTTGCTAGCGGAGATAAAAGGTATTCTTGAAGAGCGGGAGAACGAGAGGAAAAAAGATAGGGAAAAAGAAGTACCTCTTGCTCGAACATACAAAGATGATATTGCCGATCACTACGCGCAGACGTTACGCGAATCAATGGAACTTAGAATTTTTGGGTCAATAGAGGAGAACAAGTGATGAATAGAGATAAAGACCCAGTAATGGTAGACCTTAACCGTTATCTTACAACACAGGAAGATGATTACGTAGACCCCATCGAAGCTGAGATACAATATCAAGAGTATCTTGCAGATAGCCAAGAGGGTGAAAGGAGAGAATAATATTTTCCCGATGGCATAACAATGTTATACACTCAGTAAACTTTTATTAACCCCACACTACGTGGGGTTTTTTTTGTCTTTACAAAGTCCAACCTCCTTGCTATGCTTCCTGTATGGCACTTACTCCCGAAAAGAAAGTTAAGAACAACGTAGTGCGCTTACTCAAGCAGTACGAAGCGTATTACTTTTTCCCTGCAAGCTATGGCATGGGGCGTAGTGGTGTGCCTGATATTGTGTGCTGCTTGAACGGTATGTTTATTGGCATAGAGTGCAAGGCCGGTGTAAACAAACCGACGGCGTTACAAGAACGAGAGTTAGATGCTATAAAGAAAGCAGGTGGTTTTTCGTGTGTTATTAATGAAACAAACATACCAAAACTCGCAACTCTATTTGATTACATACTGGAGAACGAAAGTAATGAACAAGGGCCTAGAGCTAATACTGTTGAGACTAGACAGTCATCCTGAAGAGTTTAAATCCAAAGAAAACATAGACGACAAACTACCTAGAAGCAATCGTGGGTACAAGTGGCGTTCTGTTGTTAAGCAGATGCTAGACCATCCACACAGGTATCCTTTTATAGACTCCGCTGACTTAGAAAAGTTAAGTAAAAAATATTGGGCACTCCAAGAAAAAAGCTTCAATCACCTTGTCATGGACATGTTGCTACAGGTTGATGATGACTGATGATAGTGTTGGTAGCTGTATCTACCAACATACTAACGGCGTATAGGTGTAGTATTTATTATGGATTTAATAACACTGGATTTTGAAACGTATTACTCAAAACAGTATGGCTTGAAAAAGCTGACTACTGAGGAGTATGTGCGACACAAAAAGTTTGAAGTTATCGGTGTTGCTGTAAAAGTAAACAACGATGTTACTGAGTGGTTTAGTGGGGGTAAGAAAGGATTACATAAATTCCTACATAAGTTTGACTGGGAAAACTCAGTGGCTCTAGCGCACAACGCTATGTTCGATATGGCTATACTCAATTGGCATTTCGACATAAGACCTAAGAAGATTGCAGATACGCTAGCAATGTCTAGGGCAATACACACTATTGAAGTAGGTGGTAGCTTGGCAGCATTGGCTGAACATTATCGTCTTGGTGCTAAAGGTACAGAGGTGCATGATGCTATAGGAAAGCGGCGTTTGGATTTTAACAAAGAAGACCTTAGTGCTTATGGTGGTTATTGTATACAAGACGTTGAACTTACACGCAAACTGTTCGACATACTTACTAAGCGGTTTAATGTATTTGAACTTAACTTGATTGATCTTACAGCTAGAATGTTTACAGAACCTTCACTGGTGTTAGATACAGGAGTACTAGAAGCGCATTTGCAGGATGTAAAAGATAAGAAAGAAGCATTGATGGCGAAAGTAAAGCACGAGAAGACTAAGCTAACTAGCAACCCGCAGTTTGCCGAACTATTAATAGGCTATGGTATAAACCCTCCGATGAAGATAAGCCCCGCTACGGGCAAAGATACGTTTGCTTTCGCTAAATCAGATGAAGGGTTTAAAGCTTTACAAGAACACTGCAACCCTGAAGTGCAAGCTCTTGTAGCTGCTAGGCTCGGTGTAAGATCAACCATTGAAGAGAAACGGACTGAACGGTTTATTGCGATAGCAGAGCGTGGACCACTGCCCATACCCTTGCGTTACTATGCAGCACATACAGGGAGATGGGGTGGGTCCGACAAGATAAACATGCAAAATCTACCGCGCGGTTCAAAACTAAAGTACGCGCTGTGTGCACCCAAGGGATACAAATTTGTAGACTGTGACTTGTCTCAGATCGAAGCTAGAACTTTAGCTTGGCTTGCAGAGGCCGACGACTTAGTAGAAGCGTTTGATAGAGGCGATGATGTATACAAAATTATGGCAGGTGCCATATACGAAAAGAAACCGGAAGACATTACTAAGGACGAACGTTTTGTAGGTAAGCAGACAGTGTTAGGTTGCGGGTATGGCATGGGCGCTACACGTTTCCAAGTACAGCTAGGTAACTTTGGTGTAGCATTGGACGAAGAAGAATGCCAAAGGATTATAGACATATACAGAGATACATACGTTGAAATACCTCAGCTATGGCGAGAGGCTAACAACTGCCTTGATGAGATTATAGAAGATAAAGAAACGACGTTTGGTAAAGACGACATACTAAAGGTGCAGGGTCGTAAAGGGATAGAGTTACCCAACGGCCTGTACGTTAAATACCCCAATTTACGAGAAGAATACAACAAAGAAACTAAATACACTGAGATGTTATATGACACCAAGAAGGGTAGGACAGTTATACCTACTAGGTTATACGGTGGTAAAGTTATAGAGAATGTATGCCAAGCACTAGCGCGAATTGTTATAGGTGAGCAGTTGTTACGTGTAGCAAAGAAATACAAAGTAGTAATGACCGTGCACGATGCGATAGGTTGTGTTGTACCCGAAGGGGAAGTAAAGCAAGCCATGAAGTTTGTTGAAGACAGCATGAGGGTGCGGCCTGAATGGGCACAGGATTTACCACTTGATTGTGAAGGTGGGTTTGGTAATTCATATGGAGAATGTTAGACCACGGGGGTTGTCACTCACCCCCAAAACCCCAGTGAGCGGTGGGTAGGTTTCATACGCCTAAAACACTCACAGTATGTAATACAGCTTACCAACTCAGGTTATCACGGCACTCCCTTTGTGTCCGATAAGCTTCGTTCTCCAGCAGTATGTGCATACCGGATAAGCCACGCTACGGTTAGTCGTACTTCCTACCCCAAGAAGGGAAGTACGCACCAAATTTAAGGAGGTTGCATGAAACGACTAACCAAGGCAAGACTTAAAAGTGAACTGTTTGTGCTTAAGCAGGACATAAAAGACTTACGGCAAGCCGAAAAGATATGGGAAGGACTTCTTGCTAGTTGGCCTGATGACACTGACTACATTTTTGTTGAGGAAGAAGGCGCAGTTGAAGAAATTACTGGAGCATTACACTAATGACGCTAATGAAAAACGCTTTAGAGAAACAAACAGGTGGTAACCACTACAAAGATATGGCTATTCAACCTGCGGAGTACGCTGAAAAGAACGGTCTCTCGTTGCTTGAAGGTAACATCGTTAAGTATATCTCACGTTGGAAGAAGAAAGGTCAACCGCTATCTGATCTCAACAAGATCATACACTGCGCGGAGCTGATAAAAGAAATTCATAGCGTAAGCGAAGACAAATGAAATTAACTATAGAGTTAGACAAAGAAGACGTGGAAGAAGTTATACAGCTTATGCACAGAGTTATTGAAGCTGTGGAAAAGTTAGAGGATTACGTAGAGGAGAAGCAGGATGCAGTTTGAAAATTACGCAACTATCGTGAAAATTGTGGATGGAGATACCGTAGATGTCGATGTTGATTTGGGCTGGGATACTTGGAAGCATAATAAGCGCATACGTTTGTTTGCTGTTGACACTCCCGAGTGTCGCACTAGAGATAAACAAGAGAAAGCTGCCGGACTCTTGGCGAAGAAGTTTGTCCAAGAAAGATTAGAAGTTGGAAAAAAATACGCTTTAAGAACTCATAAAAAGGGGAAGTACGGTCGATATTTAGGTGACTTCCAGATAGGTGATAAGTGGTTGTGTGCAGAGCTTGTGGCTAATCAACTAGCTGTACCGTATACCGGACAGAACAAAAAAGAAATTGCAAAAGCGCATGAAGCTAATCGACTATTACTGGTTAAGAAAGGATTACTATGACGGCTTGGAGCTACAGCAGAGTAAATGATTTTATTAAATGCCCTAAAAAGTATTATCACTTACACGTAAAAAAAGATTTTAAATTCTATGGGAACTCAGCGACTAGGTACGGCAACGCAGTACACAGAGCCGCAGAACACTACATAAAAAGTGGTACTGAACTTGAAAAACAATATGAGTTTACGCGTCCTGTATTGGATGCTTTTAATCGTATTGAAGGAGAAAAGCTTACAGAGCTTAGAATGGCTGTAACAAAATCAAACGGCGAATATGCACCCACTAAGTGGGGAGCAAAAGATGTTTGGTACAGGGGTATAGCTGATCTTTTAATCATCAATGGTGATAAAGCTTTCGTTGTAGATTACAAAACAAGTAAAAGTGCAGACTATGCTGACATGAAACAGTTAGACTTACTTGCGGGTGCTGTGTTTGTACATTTCCCAGAAGTAACAAAAATAAAAGGCGGGCTATCGTTTTTATGTTGCAATGCGTTTATAAAAAAAGAATACACTTCAGACTTGTACAAATCATACATAAGCGTTTTTGATGGTGCGCTTGAAAGAATAGAAGTTGCTAAAGAAGAAAACGTATGGAACGCTGTAGAAAGTGGGCTGTGCGGGTTTTGTCCAGTTACTAGTTGTGAACACAATCGGGGTTAATATGGCTACTAAGAAACGAGATTACAAAGCTGAATACGCTAAGTACCAAGGCACAGAAGAGCAAAAGAAAAAACGTGCCCAGCGCAACAAAGCCAGACGCAAGGCTACACGAGAGGGTAAGGTTACTAAAGGTGATGGTAAGGATGTAGCACATAAGAAAGCTATAGACAAAGGTGGTAAGAACTCCGATGGTGTACGGGTAGAGACTGCCAGTCGTAACAGATCATTCCGCAGAGACTCTAAAAATAATTTAGTATCTGAAACAAGCAAACGCGAACGTAAAAAGAAGACATCTAAAGCATGAAGATAGTTAATAACAGAGCGATTATTCTAAAAACTAAACGTCCCCACATGGTTACCGAAAAGGTAAAGAACTACCGCATACTTGAAGAGCAGGGGGGTGTTTATAAGCTAGCTATACGCTGGGATTTGGAAGGTGCACAAGCCCTCACTGATTTGAAGGTCAAGAATGTGCCCTCTCCCATAAGTCGTGACTATGTGTGGGGAGGACGGTATACACCGTTTGACCATCAGAAAGAAACATCTAGCTTCTTAACGCTCAATAAAAAATCTTTTTGTTTTAACGAACAAGGTACAGGTAAGACTGCATCTGTTATATGGGCAGCAGACTACTTAATGAATATAGGTGTTGTTAGCAGAGTACTAGTAATATGCCCGTTATCTATTATGAAGTCTGCATGGCAAGAAGACCTGTTCAAATTTGCTATGCACAGAAGTTGTTCAGTTGCTCACGGCAGTTCAGCGCAGCGCAGGAAGATACTTAATGCTGGATCAGAGTTTGTTATTATAAATTTTGATGGCGTGGCAGTAGTGAAGGACGAGATACTAGAAGGGGGTTTTGATCTAGTAGTAATTGACGAAGCTAACGCTTACAAGAATGCACAAACTAACAGGTGGAAAACAATACGGGGCATAGTCAATAGCGTAGATTGGTTGTGGATGCTTACTGGTACGCCAGCAGCACAATCTCCTGTAGATGCGTTCGGCCTAGCAAAACTTGTAAACAATGAAAATACGCCAAAGTATTTTGGGCAATTTAGAGATGCCGTCATGTACAAAGCTACTCAGTTTACATGGAGGCCCAAACCAGACGCAGACAAAATAGTACACAGAGTGCTACAGCCAGCGATACGGTTTGAGAAAGACCAGTGTTTGGACCTTCCTCCGCTTACTTATGTAGAACGGGAAGCGCCCCTTACTAAACAACAAGCTGCTTACTACAAACTGTTGAAAGACCGTATGACTATGGAAGCAGACGGAGAGCAAGTTACTTCAGTGAATGCCGCTACCAACCTTAATAAACTGCTGCAAATATCTGGTGGTGCAGTGTACACGGACGATAAAGAAGTTATTGAGTTCGACGTTAGCAACAGACTAAAAGTAGTTAAAGAAGCAATAGATGAATCATCTAACAAAGTTTTAGTATTCGTTCCTTTTACCCATACTATAGAACTGCTAAGTGAGTTCCTGACTAAAAACAAAATATCGTGCAAGGTAATATCAGGGAAGGTAACGGTTAATAAACGAAGCGAGATAATAAAAAACTTTCAAGATAGTCCGAACCCACAAGTATTAGTTATACAACCGCAAGCTGCATCACACGGCCTGACTCTTACCGCAGCTAATACTGTTATATGGTATTCACCCGTCACCAGTGTAGAGACATACCTACAAGCCAACGCTCGTATTGACAGGCCCGGGCAGCACAATCCCATGACTGTTGTGCACATACGTGGGAGCGAAGTGGAGACACGCTTGTACAATATGCTGCGATCCAACATAGATCAACACAGCAAAATAATTGATTTGTACAAACAAGAATTAAATACTTGACAATGTAAAAACGTTTGCCTAAACTGGCTGTCCCCTTAAAAAGGAGCGACAGTATGAACGGCAATGACGAAGCAGCAAAACTAACTTCTATCTACATAAAGATGCGGGAAGCAATTCTTGCAAAAGAAGATGAGATAAAAGTTATCAAAGCTCAACAGCAGAAGATAAGCATAGAACTAGACGAGCTATTCGGTGAAGAAACCGAGTCCATCAAAACAAAAGCCGGTACCGTATCCCGCAGAGTGCAAACACACTTTGGAGTAAGTAATTGGGATGAGATGTACAAATTTATCCTAGAGAACGAAGCTACTCATCTACTAGAGAAGCGTATTCACGGCGGCAACATGAAGGAGTTCTTAGAAGAGAATCCTGAAGTAGTACCGCCAAGCCTACAGGTAAATAGAAAGCACGTTATATCTGTACGTAAACCACCAAAGAAATGAACACACTACGCGTACAAGACGGGAGCTTCGTGCACCCCGAAACTGGTGAATTACTAACAGCTATCCAAGCAGTGGTAGTCAACAGTGGTACGTTATCGAGGTCTTACTATAGTGGGGATCAGCTAGCCTGTTGGTCTATAGGTTGTTCTTTCCCCAGTGAGAAAGCACCTTTCAAGCAAGCAAACAGATGCTTGGACTGTAGTAGGAGCATTAAGAATAGCCACCGTGCGGAAGGCGCACCCTGTAAGTTTTTTACATTTGTAAGAGTAGCACTGCTTGGTTCTGACACTGTGTACAGATTTAGGATAGGTGCATGGAGTCTTTTTTCCAGAGACGCAAGAGGGACAACTCTTTACAAGTACATGGATCATTTAAAACGTAACAAAGAAGAAGTAGGTAGCGTTTTAACTGAGATATATTTTGAAGGTACAGATGGAAACCACAAGATATATTTTAAACCCGTTCGTCCTTTATCAGAGGAAGAACTGCAAAACACAGCCAAGACAATCGAAGCTGTAGCTAATACCACTAACGAAGATGAGGAAACACTAATGTCATACAAGATAAAAAATGCAGTAGCAAAGTACCCCCGACTAGACCAACCTTACGCATTTGATAGGTCACAAGGGCCGAGAGGTCGAACTGTACCATGCAAATGGACAGCCTCCGGTGCAGCGTATACGACCAGTTTTGTAGTAAGTGAGGAGCAAGCTAAATCTATACATATGGACATGGTAAAGGCGTGGAAGAACGCTCCAAACCGAACAAAAGACTGGCCTGAAAAAATGGCTACAAAAAACATACAAAAAACAGATGAGGGTGCTGAATTTAAAGCCCAGAAAAAGGCGCAGTACCAAGGAGTGCAATCAGAGCGTCCTGCACAGTTCAATGCAAAAAACGAAATGCTGGAAGACGGTTTCCAAATTACTTCAGGTAGTAAAATAAACTTACTTGTTAATTTGTATCCTTGGTATAACGTCGAAGATAAAAAAGGAGGCGTGTCCCTGCAAATAAAAGGTGTACAGCTTATAGAATTTGCGCCCCCCAAAAACAAATCACCTTTTGATATAGAAGAAGGGTTCGCAGGTGGTACTAAAACATCAGCACAGTCTGAAGAAACTGAGGACAACAGTGTAATGTTCGAGGATGAAACGGTTGATAAACCAACTTCTGTTGACAATCTATTTGACGATGATGAAGAAGAGGTTGAAGAAATAAAAGAGCCGGTTAAAAGGAAAAAGAAGAAAGAAGAACCTGAAGCTGCTGCAACTGAGGTTGCTGACATCATAGACATATGGGGAGACGACTAAAGCAAATGAGTTATGGCTACACTACGAGGATAGGAATCCTTAACAGACAAGCCAGCAGGTCTCTATTGGGAGTTAAGCTCGGTCGCGTGTGCATAAAGAATGAAGTACCCGTTGCCGAGATTGCTTCCCGATTGGGAGTCAGTAGGCAAGCTGTTTATAACTGGTTCGTAGGTACTCACGAGCCTAACGATAACTTAACTGAGTCAATAAAAAAGTTAATAATAGAGTATAAAAAATGACTGATTTTAACCTCATAGATTACGCAGTACCAAAGGGCGGCGTGTATTGTGTGGTTGGCATGAAAGATAAACAGGTAACACCATTTTTTACAGAAGACAGAGAGACGTTAGATGGTCATATAGATGACTTAGTACAAGGCAACCATAACGTTTTCATTACACTTGGTAGGCTACAGGCAGGGTCCACCCGTCGTTTAGCTGACAACATAGAGTGTTTCTCTTCTATATGGGTAGACATAGATTGCGGTGAAGAAAAAGCTAAACCCAATGCTACCTCTGGTTTACCCGATGGGTACCCTGATAAAGAAACTGCCAGCCAAGCATTGACTGATTTTTGTGAACTTGTAGAACTACCTGATCCTGCAATCATAGATTCTGGGAACGGTATACACGCCTACTGGGGGTTCACTGAAGATGTGCCTAAAAACAAATGGCTTGCACTAGCGAACAGACTTAAAAAGCTTTGTGCTACCCAAGAGTTTTATGCCGATCCCAATGTGTATGATGCAGCACGCATCATGCGTTTACCTGAGACATACAACCACAAGAGTAATCCACCTAAGAAAGCAAGTGTAAAGGTAGGAACTACTGAACGTTATGACTTTGAAGAGCTTTGCTCGCTACTTGGAGTAACAGAGGAGGAAGAGGAGGAAGCAGCAAGTGCTGGTAAGTCGGGATCTACTAGTAAAAGACCTGTGATGGATGCGCTTGACAAATTTGAGGCACTCAACAGGGACTTTTCTTTTAAGCGCATAGTTACTCGGGAAGATGGTTGTAAGCAACTTCAAGATAGCCTAAGAAATCGTAGCACGTTAATAGAACCGCGTTGGTTTGACGCTTTGTCTATTGCTAAGTTTTGTTCAGATCGTGACAAAGCAGTGCATACGCTGTCTGAGGGACACCCCGACTATGATCTTGACGAAACTGAAAGAAAAGTAACGCCTATAAAATCGCCTCACACCTGTGCCAGATTTGAAATAAACAATCCGGGCGGCTGTAAAGAGTGCGAACACTTCAACAGTAAGAGCAAGAAGAAAATAAAAACTCCCTATAGCTTAGGCAAGGTAGTACATGAAGACTCTGCTAATAGTATCTACCCTGAACCTTACTTCAGAGGTAAGAATGGGGGTTTATATAGGCGCGGTGCTGATGATGAAGACCCTGTTTTTATATACCCATACGATTTTTATTTAGTGGATAGGATGATTAATCCAGAGAAAGAACATATATCTGTGTTCAAGTCATCGACTCCGCACGACGGAGAATCAGAAATACTTATACCTAATGAGCTGCTAGAACAAAGAGCATTTCTTAAACATGTAGGTACGTATGGAATAGTTCCGGGTAAAAAAGGTGCGGAGCTTTGGGGCTACGCAGTGTACGCAGTACAAACTTTACTTAATGAGAGGAAAGCAAAAAAGATGAGAGTACAATTTGGATGGGCCGATAATGACACTAAGTTCATTGTAGGCGAGCAAGAAATAACCGTAGACGCAGTTTACCACTCACCTGCCTCACCAGCCACTAAGGGATATGCACCACACCTAAAACCTAAAGGTTCGTTGGAGAAGTGGCGAGACGTGTTTAACCTATATAACCTTGAGGGATTGGAAGTACAAGCATTTGCAGCATTGTCGGGGTTTGGTGCACCCCTGCTTAAAATGACAGGGCAGAAGGGCGCTATTATAAATCTTATACATAACGGAGCAGGTACAGGTAAAACTACAGTGCTACGCATGGCTAACAGTGTATGTGGAGACCCTGAAGAACTCTTAGGTAAGCACGATGACAGCGTGCCGGGGAGGACGAACAAGCTGGGTTATCTAAATAACATTGTTAACACTATGGATGAGCTTACCAACATGACAGGGGATCAAGTAAGTAGCTATGCCTATGCTTGTTCCCAAGGTAAGGGTAGAGAGAAAGCTACTCAAACAGCAAACATAAATCGCGTGAACAATACTACATGGAGAACCATAACTTTATCTACGTCCAACGCTTCCTTCTACCAAAAACTTATGAGTGCTAAGGCACAGGCAGACGGAGAGATGATGCGTATTATTGAGTTTAACGTTGACTATCCGGGCAAAGAAATTGTAGGCACTGAAAAAGGCAAGGCTATGTTTGACCATCAGTTAAACGAAAATTACGGACATGCAATAGTGCCGTTCGTACAGTACATAATTGCTAACCCCGACTATATACAACGTAAACTCCTTGCTATACAAGCTAAGATTGACAAGGAACTAGAGTTAACTCAACGCGAGCGTAACTGGTCAGCTATCATAGCAGCGAATCTAACTGGCGGGTGGCTTGCCAATAAACTGGGGCTTATAAAGTTTGATATGGAGCGTATATATAAAAAGTGCACTCCCGTAATATTAGAGTTAAGGAGGTCCACAGCAGCGCCGGTGGATGCAGCTACCGCAGTAATTTATGATTTTCTTACGACTCACATTAATAACACGTTGGCTATAAGGTCCGATGCAGATATGCGAAGTCACGCAAGAAACAACAGAGCTGCTTTAGCTCCTCGTGGCCCGTTGCATATACGGTTAGAGACTGACACAAAGCGAGTGTTTATAAAACGCTCTGCACTGCGTGACCACTTTACTGATAATCAGACAGACTTTAACGACAATATAAAAGAGTTGAAAAACTTAGGTATACTTATTCATAAGGGTAAGAATGTTCGCTTGGGTAAAGGTTATCCGATACCCTCTGGATTAGAACGCTGTGTAATACTTGACGGCAATCATCCAGACTTTATTCAGCCAGACTTTAGTGAACAGGAAGACGCGGATGGAAGTGGAGAAGGTGGAGTACCAGATAAACTGGAAGAAGTTTAGCAAAGGATCATCTTTCTTTATTCCCTGTCTGAATGGTAAAGCCGCTGCAAAATATGTGGTTAAACAGACAAAGAGATTTAAGTACAAGATAGTCAGTAAGATAACAATAGAGGACGGGGTGCGGGGTGTTCGGGTATGGAGAGTATAGGGTTACTGTTGTTTTGGATCAAGAAGTGGGAACACTAAGTCCTCTAACCTTTTGTTTACATAGACTCCTTTAACAGCACCGCCGCGCCTCTCTGCCCTACCGTCGAGCGAACTCTCTATTGTATCTTCATCAATCATGTCGTAGAAATATTTTACGTTGTACTTGTCTAATTCTTTGGTCATAAAGTCGTCTATTCTTTCGTAGTTTTTGTTAGTTGGGTCTCGTTCAAATTTAACTACTACAGCATCAAGACCTCTGAGCACGTTAGCTTTTGCTTCGGCTTGTTCTGCGATCATTTGTTTTACCATATACCCTAGCTGCTGGTCACTAGCGGTTTCTGTATCTGCAAATCCTATGCGCTGGGCAAAAAGTTTTAAGGTTGTATAGTATTCAGCAGGTTTTATTTCTGCACCCGACCTAGTAAGCAGTCCCTCTTGCTTCAAACGTTCTGCTTTAACAAAGTTACGGAACATAGCGGGTAGGAAGTTCTCCATTGCACGTAAGTAGTTACCGCGTTCTAAATCTTCCACACCCCTACCAATGTTACCTACTAAGCTACCAAATGGCCCTAGCGAGGTATCGTACATAAAGTCTTTGACTTGTTGCTCATAACCAGCTTGAGGAGAGTCGTTCCTAAACCACATCCCGTCTAGGCTAGTAGAAGCACCTATGTTCATACCAGTAAGTGCAGAGAGCGGTCCCGCCTCAATAACACGACCTAAAAGCTGTGCGTTCTCTTCGGTCAAATCTAGCACCTGTGCAATGTCACTATTGACCCCGAAATATCTAGGGATAAACACAGCTCTGAACCATACGTCAAACGGCAAGTTCCCAAAAGACATAAGGTCTGTATCGAGTTCGTCATCGTCGTCAAATAATCCCTTGTACAGTTCTTTGGCTTCGTCGATTATAGACCCCATTGCTGAGAACAAAGGTAACCCCACTGCACCAGCAAACAGCCACGTCATGCCTAGCACCCCGGTAAATATACCCGCCGCTTCCAAACGGTCCGTTTTAGACATCCCCATAGTCTTAAGTCCAAGTATTCCCCGAAAGAAATTCCTAGTTAACATTGAAGTCATCTGTAGTGGGAACGTCATAAACTGCGAACCCAGCCTAGTAAGAGGGTTAGCCTTCATAAGAGAAGGTTTATTGTAGTTTGTATAGTTAAACAGACCCTCGTAAGTAAGTTCTATGGCACGTTCTTGAGCTTCTTGCTGTGCTTCCGTAGTGCTTAAACCACGTTTTTTTGCATCTGCATAAGCAAGTTCAAACGAAGACAAAAACATTATTTCTCTATTCATTCTCTCTGCGTGGTGGAAGCCCCCACTCATAAAATCAGCGCCAAACTTAGCTGCTTTACTAAGTGCGTTGTTTCTTTTTGCACTGGGGGTTCGTGTCCTACTGGTCATTTCAGACGCGTAAGTAGACATGAATATATCCCGATCAGTTGCGTATTCAAAAGCTTCTTGTAGTGCTGCTCGCATTTCAGGGTCAGCGTTTTCCTGTATGTAGTTACCTCGTGACAAGCTAGGCTCTTTGTATTGGTAAACAGGGTTACCTTCGGCATCTGTGCTAATTTGCTCTCTACTACCAAAACCCTGCATAGTTGTTATTTTAGCAATGTACTTCGCCATTACTTTTGTAGTAGCTGCACCACCAAACGCGGCACTAAGCACTGGGTACCCTACAATAGGTAGCTGAGTAAATTGTATTAAGGCAGACTTGGGCGCACTTAACATCCAGTAAAACACAACACTGTTACCAGAGGCTGCAAGCTTATCAAGTATTCCATAGTTTCTATCGGGAGTAGATTCCTGCTGTGCTCTTGCTGCAACCTCATCGGTATACAGTTTTATAATGTCTCTGTTTGGTCTACCTTTTAAAGACGCATCCATAGCATCAATAGCTTGAGCTAGTCTATCGGAGTATTTAAGGCGTGTTAACTGATTGGCACTGGTATTCTGATGTGTTACAAAATTTCTAAGTGCATCAGAACTAAAACCTGTGGTGCCTTTTCTTTTAGTAAACCGCTTGCGTATATCTGCTTCAGGTAGTGTCATCAGATACATTTGATACACTGAGTCTTTAATACTTTCTTTATCAGCCATCGTGTTATTTTCTAGTAGGTCAAACACGTCTCTTAGTAGCTGACTTGTGTTTCGTACTTCTGTGCTCATAATAGTTTCGGCTTTACTGCCCACCGACATAGTATCTTCAGCTAGTTGCTGCTCTAAAGACAGCAGAGGGTTTATTTCTCGTGCTCGCCTACGTGCAAACGCGTCTCTTGCAACTGATGACTCAAACATGTAGTACTCGCGCGATCTGCCCCTACCTGAACCTACTTTTAAATAGAAATCTCCGTAGCGCATCAACGGGAAATACACTTCCATTTCGTTAGCTCTTTGGTAGTTTTCTACAATATACGCTAGTAGTTTCTTTTTGTTATCAAGTTCTTCTTGAGTAAATGTTTTTCCGTCTGCCGGTTTTGCTTTGTTTATCTTATCTATAAGCAGTTGCTGGTGTTCATCAAAAGTACGTTGGTAAGCATCACGAGCACGTTTATAAATATCAACTCCGCGTTGACCACCGTTCTCGTCCTGCTGTAGACGATTCCACCCGCCCACAACTACGCCTCCTTCACCGGCTGTGCCCTCATAGACTTCGCGTATTACACCCTCACGTCGAGTAATAGCACCTTTAGCTGCATTTATTACTGGCCTCGACGCATTGGGGTCTTGTTGAGTAGCTGCAAAAGCTCGTCTTAACTCTATTAGTTTAGCATCGTTGCGAAGGGCTGCTTGTAAATCTTTGTGTTTTGCAGGGTCAAAATTTGATAGGGTCGCCATGTGCATAACATCTGCCAGTATTGACCCTCCTTCAATGTAAGTACTGTTAAATTTTTCCCACTCAGGTATGTCGTTAGCTAGTTGTTTAATACGCCTAGCGCGTTCCATAGTTATGGCATCTACAGTGCTATTAACTTCTTTCACACTGTTAACTTCAAAATCATTTACTAATTTTCGAGTAAGACCTGTAGTTGTAAAAGTTTTTACTAGTTGGCGTAGCGTTTTAGATGTAGCAGTCCTACGTAAAGCGTAAACTAAGTCGCTACCTGTATTTTCATCTCGTGCTTCGAGTACTGCCTTAGCCATGTTGTCTGCAATAGCACTAGCTGTTTTACTGCGCTGTAGTTTTTCTGCTGCGGCTGTTATTTTTTTAGCTTTAGACCGAGACTGCTTAACAATATTCTGGGGGACATCTGCTGCCGCTTCGTTTATACCTACTAGCTGATCGGTAAGGTCTAGCAAAGACACAAAACCATTGTCGGTGTTTTCACCCATGCTAAACAGTTGGCGTATTATGTTAATAAACTTAGATAACCCTGTTACCGCAACTGCGTCCGCCCTAGTAATTGTAGTGGGCACAGTGAGAAGAAACTCTTGCATCTCGGGTTGAGTAATTCCGTAAGCAATGAACTCAGTTACGTCTCCAAAAATGTCGCCCCGTTCTACAATTAAATCTAGCTCTGGGTTAGTCTTGCCATTTTCTTTGTCTATAGTGTATTTAAGTTCCGCCTCGTACATCTGCTCAATAAGCTCTTCGCGTAGTTCGTTGACACGAGGGGATACAGAGTCAGGGTTATTTATAGACCGTACTAGAATATCTAAAGTAGCAGCATGAATTGCTTCGTGTAGGAACGTAGTGTTACTAGTGCCGTCACCCGCTAATAAGGTTATGGTGTCAGTGGTATACTCGTAAATCCCGTTAGCACCCGTCAAAAACTCACTTGCCGTCGCTGTGTCTATAGCCGTTAAATCTTGCACTATTGATAACCTAGTATTTCTTAAAAACGGTCTAAGCCTACGAGCCAGCAACCGCTCAAAACGAGTGCCGTTTTTTATAATAGATTCTAAAGCGGAGTCAGTTGTTACCTCTTGGTCTTCAAGTACAGGATTTATTTCAGAGTTAGTAGTGTCATTAAAACTTTGTTTAACGTTAGTAGTAGCCTTTTGTTCAACAGCGTTACGAGTACGACGCTGCCTTGCAGCTTTCTTATCAACATCACTAATGTCTTCTCTAGCAAGCAGCTCTTTAGCTCTATTTATAGCAGTTTGATTAGTCTGATACCGCGCATTCATTACAACATCATAAGTTTTAGAGAGCGCATCAATACGATTGTTTTGCAGATTCGCTTGCTCTATCTTTAATGTGTCCTCAATTTTAGTAAGCTTTTGTACGCCATCGTTAAACTTTTTTAAATTAGCATCAGTTAACACACCCGCTCTTTGTAGCTCACGTAGGTCCGTTACTTCTGTAAGCAGTTTATCGTACTTAGCTAATGTCATCTGCTTATCAACACGTTTAGCGGCTTTCTCTAGCAACTGATTAGGAGTTGTGCTGTACAGTTCTTTTGCTTTATTTACACTACGCGTAGCTTGAGCACCTCTGCGCTTGCTTTCTTTCCTTTGTTCTACCAAAGCTGCATTTTGTTCATCCGTTTTTTCAGCAACGGGCCTACCTTTTTTAACCGGCGGACCAACAAACTCAATTTTTTTATTGACTGGAGGGCCAACAAACTCAGGGCGTTTAACTTTTTTATTTTTTGCTGTTAACCCAGTATCAGGATTAGTATTTAGTTGCCCCGATATTTTTAATTCATTAATAGTAGGAACGTTAGTGTCACCCTCAGCAACACCTACTGCGTATGCCATAGTATTAGGATCTTGTTGTATGTTAGGTATTTTGTTAAGAGCCTGTACAGCGGCGTTAAAACCTATTTTAAATTCATTTTGTATTTCCGATATAGTTGCCGTTTTGTTTTGAGCTACGTAATCAGCTACTTGAGATTCGATAGTAGGAGGAGTTGTGGAAGTAGTAGGAATTGCGGACGTATCTTCTACCACATCGGGTTGAAGCGCCTTTAGCCTGTCAATTTCTGATGCAAAAAATGTTGCGCCTTGCTCGCCTCCCAACCCACTTTCAGGTGAAGATACATATGAAGAGTAGTCTGCTACCGTAGAAGGATCAAAGTTATTATCCAGCACATTCTGTGCAATCTCGGTTATATCCGTAGACTGGTCAGCGGTAAGTGTAAACTCAGTAGTGTCTCCCTCGGTATCATCGAATAACTCACCCACCGTTATTTCTTCAGTAGCTTGCCTAGCTGCATCTTCGAGTGTTAGGTCAGGATCTGCGTCGCTAAGTTCTGTAGCCCTCGCGCTAATAGCGGCACTTAGTTCTTTTTGCTCCCGTGCACGTCCCGCTGCCGTAGACATGTTCTCTAACTTTTTACTTTTAAATTTTCTGCCCGCAGTTTCTACACCTACAACACCAGTGGATACACCCAACGAACCCGCCGCTTCAGCCGCCGCTGCATCAACTACTCTAGTTAAGTTCTCTATGCTAAGTGCGTCACCCTCTTGCTCTCCTAGTACGCGCTCTCCTGTTATCTGAGTAGCTTCCTGTGCGCCACCTGTAGCCGCCTCTTCTGCACTTTCTTTAGCAATACGACGCAGGCTACCTTCCGTTATCTCTTTACCTGCTTCTTTAGCAAGCTGTCTTTTTAGTACACCGCCCACAGGACCGGCTAAGTCGAGTGTTCCTGATACTAATGCAGTCATAGTGCTAACGTCTTTAGTAGCATCTAAGTATTCTATGATGGCTTGTGCTTGTTCTTCAGGAGGTAAATTAGCAGTAATGTCTCGTATGTAACCTAGGCGGTTAGTTACTGTTTCGCTCCCCGCTAACGCTGTACCCGCGCCCAACGCGCCCGCTGGTCCTGCTACGGCAGCAGAAGCTACAATGGGAGCAAGCTGTACGGCTCCTGAAGCTATGTTAAAACCTAACCAGTCTCTAAAGTCACCAACGGACCTAATGTCCGTAACCCCTTCAACACGGGGTGCATATTTCTCAGCCGCTGCTTGTTGTCTCTGCTGCAAGTCAGGGAGTGTTTGAAGTACATCTTCTCTTGCTTCAGTAAGCGCACCCTCTTCCGTGCCCCTCATTTCTAAACGTTCTAACCTGTTTGCTTTTCCGTAGTCTAAGAACCTGCCTAAGTCCATACGACTAAACGTTAGCTCGTCTTTATTAGCATCTCTAAATACTTGCTTGGGGTCAGCTCCTTCGTCTATGGCTTGGTATGCGTCAAGTATTTTTTGTTTTTGAGTGACGGTGAAGGAGTCAAACTGCACATCCAAGGTATCGGGGAGGGTAGCGAGCTGGTTAATAGCACTGCCCGCACCGCGCGCTATGTTAGGAAAGAACCCCCGGTCATCTACCTCTGGTGTAGGAGGTACAGGAGGAGTGGAGGAGAAAGTTGTTTGATCGTAGTTTTCTTCCCAAGGCGCAAGAGTTGTTTGATCGTAGTTTTCTTCCCACGGAGCTACGTTATTTTGTTCTTGCGGAGTAGTAACAGCTTCTTCGGCTGACCAATCTAATTCCCAAGGAGCTTTAGCCACGTTTATAATGCTTCCCAGCTAGTTTGGTCGTTAGGGTTACCCCCTAGGTACCTAAATCCATTTCTAACGGTTCCCACTGGTGGCGGTGGAGGCGGATTACCACGGACACTACCAGCACCAGCACCAGCACCAGCATTACTACTAAACCTCTGTATAAGTGCTTGCCCATCCTGTATATACTTATTTTTAAAATCTTCTTTAATTTCGGCTTTCCTCACTGCTGAAGTCTGCGGATTAAAGAACTCTTGTCCTTCAGGAGAGAGTCCCCATCCCCCCCTCTTACCCGACAGACCAGAAACATCGAGCCATGCGTTTTGTGCGGATTCATATAAATCAATTATCATTTTTGCATCTGCACTACTAGCACTTAGAAGACCCGGTATAGCTTTATACTCTCTGACGGCTTCTACTTTTAGCTGTGCCTCACTTTTTGTAGAACCTGCATCTATTTCAGCTTGAACGTAGTTTTTTACAAACGAAGCCTCGTTAGTATCTGAACCTCTCGCGCCGTATATCTCCGCAACATCAACCTGCACATCTTGACCCCGTTGCGTCGTCCTAGCTTGGGTCTGCCTGTTGGCGAAGGCATTTTCTGCGGTGCGTTGAGCATTAACTAACGCTGCACCAGAAGTTAATCCCCTGCCAATACCATCTTGTACATCTTTACGTGCTCTCTGTTCTGCCTCAAATTTACTTAAGCCTAACTGCTGATAAGTAGCAGTAATCTTGTCCATTACAGTTACGTCTTGTTCAGCAGCAGCAAGTCGTTCAGCGTATATAGCATCTTGCTCTTCCATTACGCCTTTACCAAACCCACCCAGCCCACGTTCAGCCGTACCCAGTAAGCCCGCTCTCAGTTCCCTACGTAACTGTTGCTTATCATCAAACCTAGAATCTCTAAGCTCACGCCGACGTTGTTCTGCTGCTCTCTGATCTGCTCGTGCTGTTGTTAATTCTGTAGCTTCGGTAAATCGTGTACCAGCATCTGCAATTTCATCCTCTACGTTCCGCTGTGCTTGACCCAAAGCCGCTTCTTCTAGGGCTAATTGTAGGGCGCTTTCTTCTGCCATAGGTGTAGCTTCAACACGTTCCCTACCTGCAACAATGTCAGTAACTTGCTCTACTAACTGATCCCCATAAATATCTTCGTCTGTTGTTTCATCTGCTACAAGAAGCTGATCTCCGTATACGTCCCTGTCTGTAACAAAGCTACCATCAGGACCGGCGTACCCAACAATTCCACCTTCTTGTTTACCAACTACACCACGGCCCATTAAGATGTCTGCTTGAGTCACTTCACCGTCTTTGTTTAGATCAGGAAATCCAGTTTCTCCGCCCTTTACAAAAGACACAATACCGCCACCTGCCATGCCTTGTACGTAAATACCTAATTTCTCTAATTGCTTTCCAAACATACCGATAAGGCCGGGGTCTTGTTCTACTTTTGCTTTAAGTTGTTCACGTTCTTCTGGAGTAAGTGCTGGACCTTTATCAAGCATTTGCTGGATGAACGGCATCGCGTCCCTTATTATTTGGTCACTTTCCTGCATGTTAGACCCCATGTCCATCATGCCTTGACCTACTCCCTGTCTAACTTTTTGAAGGAGAGAAGGGTTGGATGGGGGAGCATTTTGTTCTGTATTAAGTCCTCCTCTTGCATACCCAACAATCCCACCATCAGCCATACGGTTCATATTAGGAGCGGGCATACCAGCCATTCCTCCACCCATAGGACCACTTTGTAGCTGAGAAGCTACCATTGCTGCATCTTGGGGCACTGAAGCCATCAACTGCGATATAACAGGTGCCTCAGTGGGTGCAAGTACTTGGTTAGCAGACTGCAATAACTCGTTTGCTTCCGCTAGTTTCATCCCTGCTACTAACTTATCGTCTAGGCCAAGATTCTCAACGTCATTATCCACTAGACTTAAAGCCATTTGCTGCTGAGGAGATACTGACATTGGCCCTCTGCGTTGGTTAGCCATCTGCATCTGCTGTGCTACACCCATAACACCTTGTGCTTGAGGCATACGTTGAGCTGGGACAGGCTGTTGCCTCTGAGGTGCGGGGACAATACCCATACCCGTATTCATACCTTGGGTGGGACGTTGTTGTGGTGCAGGGGTTATACCGGGTAGTCCGATCATGTAATGATCCCTCCAGAAATAACAGGCTGACTAGTATTTTGATTTTGTGGAGCAAGTTGTGCATATGGATCAAGAACAACTGGCCCCTGTACAGGTGTAGGAGCAACGTATGTAGCGTTAGGGTAAGCACCCATATCTGGGCCGCTGACTGGATTAGAGGCGTTGTTATACTTATTTAGCAAGTCGTAGATACCAAAAGCATCCGTTGCGCCCGCTGCTAAAGTGCTTAACCCTGAAGGATTATAATAGTTGTAACTTTGAGTACCTAGCGGTAGCCCCTGAAGCAGAGACTGCATGTATTGTACTTTTTTGAAGGGGTCATCTCTTTCAGTCTCAAACTGAGCTATGTCAGCAAGGACTCCCTGTTGCTCCATTGCCCGTTGCTCCGCGCCCCCTGCTTGTTGAGCGCCTAATGCTCGCAATCCGTAAGCCTGTTCGGTATTAAATTGATTCTGTGCTTGCTCAAATGCGTCTTGATAGCCTTGCCCTGTTATGCCTGACAGCCTGTCCAGTAAACCCCGTTGTAACTCAGCTTCTGCAATACCTTGCCGTGAGCCACCATAAGCTCCTGCTTGACCGTATTGAGTTTGTAGATTTTGCTGGGCTATTTCCGACTGCCGCCGCGCTGCTTCATATTGAGGTTGGAGAGCACCTTGTAAATAGGGAGTCATGTACTGTTGAACTACGTTATCGGTAGCAGGTGTGTACTGACCTGTAGTCATAAATTGTTGCTGTTGCTCAGGCGTAAAAGCTGCACCCGTAAAAGAACCTGCTGTACTTGCTTGAGGAATACCCAGACTACCTAAACCTTGGAAGGCTTGTGTTTGAAGTTCCGACGGTCCCGTTACAAGTGGCCCTTGGTAAGCTTGATAGGGCGTATCTGCTAACGCAGCACCTCTTCCCAGCATATCGGTTACATAGGGTCCAACCCACGAGGAAAGAGAAGATTCTTCTGCCCGTTGGTTACTAGGACCACTTAATACTTGATCTACCATAACTGTTTCCTTACGCCAAATATTGGTTAGGGTTTATCTGTTTACCCTGTTCAGGATTACCCGTGCGGTCTGTACGCACTCTTTCCATCATGCTGTATAGGTTCTGCGCTCCTGCATCGGAGTTACCATTACCCAAGTGGCTTACCACATCTGCGGGTATAACAAACTCACCGTCACTTAAAGCAGCGGGTTGAGAGTTACCTATCATAGCAGGGACATCATCAGCCATGCCATCTGTAATACCACCTAAGTAGTAACCGTTATGAGGTAGAGATGTTAGACCCCCTGCTGCTTTTTTTACGGGGGTTTGACTATTGCGTAGTTTTTGTACCTCAACAAACTTTTCAAAACTGTTTTGTGGGATACCATTGACGGCTGCCCCAAAACTTTTTAGCTCTTCAATTTGCCTAACAGCTTGTTCTTTTTGTTGGTTACTCCCCGCTGTCATAGTGTTTTCGAGTTTTACTATCTTATCCACTATGTCTAAAGATTCTTCAAAACCTGCATTTACCCCATAAGGGTATTCATAAGTCATCATTTCGGCATTGTCTTGAAAACGAGGTACACCAAAAGTGTTACCTTTGTCTGAAGTGCCGTAGCTTCTTACTAGCTCTGCTACTTGTGCGGTAACTTCTTCGGGTAAACCTTCGGGTTGTGGGTTTGGAAACAGCCCCATAGACGCGTCAAAAGGGTTAGGTCTACCTGTCATTTTTGATGTGCTTCCCCCCGCTGCAAACCCCGCACCACTAAAAGGATTGTTTAAATTCTGTGTGGCTAGCTGCCATTTTTGTGCATCACTTATCGCTTGCTGTGCTGGTACTGACCCGCTCTCTGGTACAAAAGTAGTATCTGAAAAGTAACGCCGTCCACCACTGCCGGGCCGTCTATCAGGATCAAAAGCATCACCTGTCATCGGTACAGCTTGGCGTTCGGCAGTGTATTTTGGGATACCACCTTGGTAACCAGTAGGTTGACCCCCACCCACACCAAAAAAATCACCTAGTGTGCTAGAGTCATCAGCGCGGCTTACTGCATATAAACCGCCTAACGTGGCAAGGTTTTGCAAATTTACTTGTCCGTCTTTGTAGAACAAGTCTGCGGCTTTAGACCCTAAATTTGATCCTGCCCCAACAATGCTACTAACTAAATCACCTAGACCACTCATTACACACTACCTTTTAATATCTGTTGAAGTTGTCTGATTGAATCGTTGTACTCTATCTTACCACCTTTTGCGGCATTTACTGAGGGTGCAAATATACTCTCACCGCCCACATCATACAGGTATTTTATAACAGCAGCCTCGGGAGATTGCGCTGATACTCCGTACCCTAGCTGAGGTGCTGCTCCTGCAAGCAGTTGTTCTACAGCATCTTGACCTTTGCCTTTATCATCACCGTCACCATCACCATCACCTGTGCCCGTACCTGTGCCTGTACCTACTCCTGTACCTGTACCCATACCACCTGTATTTGTTGCATCAGTACCCGTAGGACCAGTACCCGTAGAACCAACGCCAGTAGGGCCACCCGGACCTGTACCACCCAAACCACCCGGACCTGTACCACCCGGACCTGTACCACCCGGCCCACCACCACCACCACCCGGCCCACCACCAGCAGGGCCAGTAGGACCAGTAGGACCAGTAGGACCACTACCAGTAGAGTCAGCAGGGACCGTTTGAGTTGGTCCCATTACAGGCGTATCAGTGGGTAGATCGAACGCTCCCAACTGCCCAATAACATTAATAAGGTTGGGTATTCCCGTATTAGGGTCTGGTTCAC